GCCGTACTCCATAGCTAAACCTACTGCTCTATCATCTATGTAGGTTAAATTAATATTTGTGAAGTTCTTACTGTTTAAAAGCCAAGCTCTTATTATTTCGGGGAATGGTTTTAATATGAATATAGTAATTCTGGAATCTCTTTGGCTTGGTAATGTCATTCGATTTCTTCCGGACTCCCTATCGCCTTCCTTAATCTTATACTTTCAACCAATACGTTTTCTGAGATTTCTCTAATTAATACCGTTTCTTCCCTTATAACAATTGTTTCTTTAAGCATCCTTATACTTATAGAAAGAATACTCTCGGAAACTCTTAAGATTCGCCAGTTTATATAAGTTAAGAATAATGTAAAACTTCCTAAACCTATACTGGCTAATAAAGTACCTACTATAAAAGCATCCATATTAATCTTCTAATGAGGATAGTCTGTTTTATCTGGAGTTTTTGGGGGTGCTTCCTGTTCAATAAGATTATCAGTTATCATGTTAATCATTTCATGTAAGGCGTTTTTCCATTTGTTTTTATCAAAACGCGGAGCTGATGCCTCAGCAAAACCTATATTATCCTCAACCTCTTTTAAAGAAGGCATTCTTCCCTGTCCTTCCTCCATAGATGAATCCATATCTTTTGTTACCCAACCCACATTTAAAATTTGTAAATTCTTTCCTCTTCTATGAAATTCTTTATAGTTGTTCTTAGTGATTTTAGGGATACCCACAAAATGCGCCTGCATTTGTAAACAATCTTCAATTGTTTGTGGATTCGGAATGTTATTTTGTTGTGTCATCCTTCTGCTCCTTTAACTTTTCTAAATCTTTAAACTTATTTATCTCTAGGGAGTTCTTTAAACTAAAATCTATTCCGGTAGTTAGTTTATCAATAAATGCCCTCTCTTCCATACTATCAGACAATATAACTTTATATATCTTACGCAAAAGATTGTATCCAACTAATTCATTGTTTATCTTTATGAATGATTGACAACACTCTCTAAGTAAGTATAAGTCGGCTAGGTTAAATGAAAGTGTGGCTTCTTGAGAAACATTCTTAGGGTCAGTGGCTATTAACACTCCCATTCCTATAGTTTGTATTAAGTCTACTGGAACCGGCACTCCAGCGCTAGGCATTAACTGTCTGGCTGGTATATGGATTCTTCCCTGCTCAGATGTATGTTCCATCAATAAGGTTATTGAATCACTTAAATACAATAATTCGTTCTTTGTTAAAGTTACTTCTTTAAAATCAATTAAAATTTCTTCTTCGCTATACTCAGAATAATGTTCTTGCTCAGACATATGGCTTTTCACCTATCTCTATAAAACACCTCCTGCAAAGAAAAAGACTTCTTTGTATTGAAGACTTAGTTTCCCAAACCTCAATGAAAGGCGGGTCTGAAAGGTGTCCCATTAGTTTACATAGTATAGCTTTAAAGTTAATCATATTTTATTATACTTATCATCACGTAAATTGATATTTACTCGCTCTTCTAATTCCCTAACTCTGTATGTTAAAGTATCTACTTTATCCATTAATTCAAGATGCATGGTTTTAATCTCTTCATAAGATTCTCTAAACTCATCAGACATCTGAATTAGGTATTGCATTATGTTTGACATGTACTACTCCCTAACTTATTTTAAGCTAAGTATACCTAATCAGTCAAACATATTAATACTAGTAATTACCATACCCCCCCTAGACACTTTAGTTAAATATTGCATATCTAAGGTTGTTACATACCAGACGATTCCTAAAGACTGGGCAGTCATTATCCCAATAACTGCTAAAGGTAATTTAATCTTTGTGAAGTCCATTTATTCTGCTATTACTTTTCTTTTCCGAACACACTTCCTGTTAATAAAGCACCGAAAGCTAAGTGGAATAATCCACCACCCTTTAATGTAAAGGGTTCATGTTGGGATACAAGTTTCTTTAAATATTCCATCTGTACTAAAGGGTCTTCAATTGCTTGTAGATGACTCATATAATCAGCTAAATCTAAACCTATTCTTGCAAACCCATAATAAATAGGGACTACCATAAAATCATATAGGCAGATTACTAAGTAGACTATTAAAGCCGTCCATCGCCATCTCATAATACTCATCTTTTAACTACTCCGGAATAACGATGTTGTCTATTAGCTTTATAGCCGCATCAGAGAATTCTTGTAGTTCAGCCGCAAAAGCTTCTTTTTCAGCAGTAGTAATCTTCTTGTCTTTTAAAGCAGCGCTTAGAGATTGTATAACATCCATGCCCTCTTTTAAAACTTTCTTACCTTGAGCTGTTTGCCCTGAATTTAACTGAACAAATGTAATAATAAAATTAATGAAACCCATAATAGATTCCTCCTATAAATCTTCATCCATACATAAACACTGACCGTTACCGCAAATACAAGATGATACTATTTCCTGAGAACAATCGTAACACTCACAGTCGCAAACACATAATGTTTCTGTACATACACATTCACCACTTTCCACACATTCACAATTGTTATTTACTATTGTCATAACAATAACCTCACTCATTTTCAAGCACTTTCATTCCAAGTGCTATGATTCCACCAATTGTGCCTGTAGCAATCTCAGGCATACCATTAGTAGCCCCAATATAAGCTAAAACTCCTAAGACTAAAATAGCTAAAAATATCTGTGGTCTGAATTTACCTATAAATTTCATCCCGGTTCCCTTTCCTTAAACTATATTAAATTATTCTTTTAGTGCTTCTGCAATTTCATCCCGTTTTTTAGCCCCAGCACTGCCTTCTGAGAAGTCTTTGTAGCCTTCCTTCTTAGCTGCTGCTGTTGCAACCGCAAATGGGTTTTCCACATCTTTCTCTATTATACCCATGAAGGCTGATTTTTCTTGAAAACAGTTTTCACATATACATGAGTCTTTTACTAAATGTTTGGTTTGATTTAGTGGGTCATTTTTTACCCAGTCATTAAGGGCATCAGTCTTAGAAACGGTTGCGGGTAATACTATTTTTTTAATGGGTATACCAGTAAGGGTTGCTATGAGATTATCATAAGCTTCCGTAAAACTATTTTCCATTAAATGATTCTCTTATACTTTCTATTACGGCCTCTTGTATTTCAGATACATCAATATCGTTTGTATTTATTAAAGAAACCATATCTTCACCAGCATCATTAACTACCCAAGGTGGAGAAAGATGTTTCGGCGCTCCCGAAGGTATACCGTACTCTTGTAAGAAGGCTGAGTGAACCTCTCGCCTGCCTTCCTCATTCTCTAAAGCTGGAAAGACGTCACCTAAATTAAAAATACCCACATCTGTAGAGTTGGGGTAATTAATTGTTGGGGAAATTTCCTCCACTTCCTTTCTCATAAAATTAAGAAATGATTTAGTGAAGTCAATATCTCCATTAGATTTATATAGCAAAACAATATTCATTTTAGGTTCCTCCGTTGAATCCTCTTCTTTTATTAAACAAGAACCGTCTATACAAGAAGAAGTAGCAGCATCCTTCGCTTTTAATATATCGAAAGAAGCCCCCTGATTTACGCCTTTCTCACATACAGTTACTTCAGCAAGTTCTAATTCATCTACTTGCATAATACTCTGAAGACCTTTCTGTATTGTTTGGGTCTTCGTGGCACTACCTGCAATACTGTAGGATTTTAATTTACCTTCGTGAATCTGTTCCATTACTTTCTTAGCAATTTTAGTATCATTCCTAAGTTCCGTAATAAAGAATAAACCCTTATCATCCACACCGGACTTAAATATCTGCCCACCTTTAGATATGTATGCAGGTAGCGCCCACCCCACCTGAACATCGGAATGTAATACCATAGCATTCCGAGTACGGAAGTTGGACATATACTTCTTAAAGGCTTTCCCTAAAGCATCTGTAGTAATAAGGTGTCCTTCCCTGTCCACTAATTCAATTGAAGCTGGCCCGCCAACTACCAAAGAATCATCATCATTCACACCCATCTTCTGTATTTGTTTAGAATAAGTATCATTATCAGGGTAAGCTCTTGTTAAAGTAAGCATTTCCGCTGGTGAAGCTAAACCAGCTTTATATAACCGTTTATATTCATCTAATGCAGGTTTAATGTCTTCTACAGTCGTTCTTCCATCAGTAGCTTTCTCTAAGAAGATAACCGGACTATCATCATTCGGTAGGTAATAATCCCCCCAATTTGTGGGGCTTGGTATTGCTCCTGCTGATGTTTCAATTGTTTGTGTTGTCATATATTTTATCCGTATATTCCCCAAATAACCCCGGAAATTGTTGGGGTATTTTGAGCAGCGATTACTGATACATAACCTTTAAAATCTAAAGGCCAGTTTGAGTAAAACTCGTCTCCCCCTCTAACCGGAATACCAGTTGTGGAAGTGGCAGTTGTATTAAAAGCAACGTATACGATGTCGGCTGCTGTACCTGATTGGTTCTTTACATATATACCTTTTACAACCGTCATATCTGGTCTTTTTACTGAGGTAGATGCGTTAGCAGTTCCTGTCCATTCATAATTAACCCCTGTCGCGCCATCAACATATGTACTAACTGCTGTAGTATCTTCCCTAACTTCAAACATAATCTTATCTGCATAGAAATTAATGTTATGTTGTGTTTGTGTAGTTAAATATAATCTATATTTTACAGCGGCTGTGCTTCCAGCTATTGTATAAGCAGCAGTCACTCTAGTCCAAGAAGTTGCTAGGTTACTAGAACCTGATGTTGCTAATACTGATGTTCCAGCAGCATCTCGAATTTCTAATTTAACCGCACTCGCTGCTGAAGCTCCGCGATGTTCTACATTTACAGATAAATGTTGGGGGTTAACACTAACAGGAATTATAGGAGATTCCCAATACCAACCTTCACCTGCTGCTGAGTTGTCAGGATTTGCAAGTAAGGAAGCTGTCCCAACGGACTGTTGTCCTGTGTCCCTAGTTATAGAGCTACCCGTAGCAGTGAACCCATCAGCAGAACTAAGGGCAGCTTCAACTCTAGGGTTAGTAACCCAGTTTGCTGCTATTTCCCCCGCTGCTACAGTCTTTAGTGTTTCCGCTGTAGTAGAGGTCGCCTCACTAAAGGGGTGGTATTTAGTATACGAATGTACTGATTGTCTGGTAGAAGAATCTTGTTCCCACTCCCGAAAATCTGTATGTCTTTCATTAGCCATATAAGTCTCCTATTTATTCATAAAATTTATTAAAGCTACAAAACCGCCCATCACAGCAGCTGTGTGAAGGATTAATATGCCTATTGACACGAGAACTGACTTACCGCCATATAACCTACTTCTCCACATTTTAAAATCATTAATGTTTTCATTAACGCTTTCTAAACTGGAACATAAAGTAGTATTCAAATTATTTTGACTCTCAATGTAAGCATCAAGCCTTTCCATATAAACAGCCAAGTTTATTTCTGTACTACTCATAAGTTAGTTAATCCTATTTTATTTATATTTATTAAGTTGTTAACGTAACCACCCCCCTTATTAAGGGGGATGATTATTTAATTTATTCTAATTACGCTGGGTATCCGTAAAGTGTAATCTTAAAAATACCAGCATCATAAACACCAGCATCACCACCACCAGAAGCAACTAGATACAGGTATGTATCAGCTGCTGGGTTTGCAGTAAGTCCTGCTGTATTAAATTGGTTAGCTGATAATCCAGCTATCCAATCTTGCCCAGCTGCTAACAATGCAGCTTCTGTTGCTAAATCAGCGTGTGTTATAGCTACATTCTCTGTACCAGTAGCAACTGTTGATGAGTACAGGTCAATGTCAGGCTCTCCAGTAGTAGGAGTTTCTAAACAGGTCATCTCTCCTGCAAAGATTGTACCATTAAGTGCGGCAGTAATCTGTCCTAGATGACAGTTTGCAGCATCATTAACTCCAATAATATCAGCTGCTGCTGCGGATGTTAGTCCAGTTAAATCTATAAGAATAGTTGTAGTTATTACATCTCCTGCAACTTCTACGTTAGCTTTGTAGATTGTTCCTGTACCCGTACTAATACCAGTACCGGGACTCATGTTCTGCATTCTAAAAGCAGTTTCATCAGTGCTACCGAAAAGGAAAGTCTCTGCATCAGCTAGATAATTCCAATCATATCCTAATGCGGTCCGTGCCAGAATTCTGGTATCTCCAGTCGCAGTAGATTGTTTAAACGTATGTTTTGACATATCATTCCTCCAAGTCGTTAAAAGACATGCTATTCAAGTCCTCTTGAATACTGCGATTTGTGCGCCAAATGGCCTGCTTTATAGATTTCTTTAAAGCTAGAGTTGCTGGAGTCTCTTCTAATGAAGCTTCCAACAGAGTCATAACTTCTCCGACCACCCTCTTTGTCTGAATATCCAGACTCTGATACACACCACTTATATACACACTTCGCATTATTCCACCATACAATACATTAATAATTCAATAAGGAATGGTAAGTTTATTTCACCTTACCATTCCTATAAAATCAAGCTTTAACTGTTAAGGTCTGCAATCTTAGCTTGTGTCCAGATGTTCTTACATCGCATCTCACCCATGGTATAGAGCAAGCCCCTTACCACTAGAGCATTAGCTGCGAAGTAATCACGGTTCTCAACGTACTGGGTAGGTTGAGCAATCGCAATCTCAAGATAATCTGTATCAAGTACATATACATTGCTTCCAAGCACTGCATCAGCAGATGAAACAGATTTAGCTACATCAGCATCTGGGAGTATTGGAATACCCTGATATGTAGCTAGAACAAGTCCTGTTCTAGTACCGGGATAAGTTCTCTCGGAACCTACGCCAATCTGATATTCCTCCTGACCCATATACCTTTGAGATGAGTTAAGTAACCTCTCCATGTTGAAATACTGGTCGTGACCCAAAAGTATTAGTTTTGGCTCCCCACCGTTCTCTCTAATCTTTTGAATAGCTGTATCTATTAGATTTAATGATAAAGCTCTTCCTGTACCACTGTTATATGATACGGATGCACCAGCATCCCAGTCACCAGCAGTTCTGCCACCAAGGGTTAAGTCATAAGCCCTAACTCTTGAACTTCCACCGCCTCCAACAGCAGCTCCGTCTTCTGCAACAACATCATCAATTGAGGTCATTCCAGCTCTGGAATAGATGAATGCTACATCGCTATCAGCAAATGTAGTACCGGTAGCTACAGTTACAACACCAGTTGATGTGTTAACTGCGGATACAGCAGAACCAGAAGTCCTGTCGAATCCAGCTGCTGAGTTATCATACTGTGATACAGCATCTCCAATTTTGAAGTGTTTTGCAATAGCGGCAGGAACTGTAAATGTAGTAGTAGCACCAGCAGATGTTAAATAAGCACCCCCTGCAAGTAACTCTTCATTTATTTCCTTGATGTGGTCTAACTGAGCATTTTCATTCTCCAATGCTAGGACATCTCCAACACCACCCTCTAACTGAGCAGTGAAGACTGACTTCACGGATGCTCCGAAAGTGGTTGAAACAATTCTAGGTAAGCTAGATACTGATTCAATATTGGAAATATCGACTGTTGGTAGAGTTCCAGTCTCAGTTACAGGTCGCGAACGTCCGGAACCTCTATCGGTCCTTACCCTCCAACCTGCTGTGTTTCCCCATACTACGCGAGGAATAGCGTTGAAGAAACGGGTTTGGTTGTTTAGTGCTTGCCAAACCTTTCTTCCATAAGTTGTATTAAAAACACCTGTAGCAGAATCAACAGTAAAGTAGGACTGCTTTTGCAGATACTCTTCACCGAATACTGATTGATACAATCCTCGTTGGGACTGCGCCAGATATTCTGATAATGATGGATTAGCCATTAGCCAATATCCTCCTGATTATAATTTTTATTGATTAACCTAATAATTCCTGTGGAACACCATCAGTGTTGCCTGATTGGATTTTAACTTGCAAATCCCTGAGTTGTTTATAAGACAATTCAGCGAGTTGGTCAGCTACATCTCCGTTATCAGATTTAACCAATGGCGTAGTGTCTACTCCTAGTCCTTCAAATGGTCGAGTAATTTGAGGGGCTTTAAGAGAAGTCTCTTCGCGATAGCCCATTTTCTTTAGGCGTTCATCTGTCTCAGATTTACTATTAGCGAGAGCTTTCTCAAGAGTAGCAATCTGCTTTTTCATTGACTTCATTTCCTCATCGTCCTCTTCCTCATCCATTTCTTTTTCTTCAGGAATATCGGCTGCTTCGTCATCTTCTTCCTCTTCTTCCTGTTTATAGGCCATTCCACCCTTCTCTTCTTTCTCGTCTTCATCTTCTTTCTTAATACTTGCTTGTATTGTATTCTGTTGCTCTTCTATATCTGTAGTGACATCTACATCCTCTGAGCTGTCATCTGCATCATTTGCAGTTCCAACTGAGTCAGCTGAGCGAGAATCACCGCTGACATCTAGGCCAGCCATCTCGTCTTTCACAACGGAAAGAACTTCACTTGCAATTGATTTAACTAGTTCTGCTTTAGCAACTTCACTAGCGTCTGCTTGTTCTTTCGCAAGAAAAGCAGCTTCTTCTTGAGCCAATCTGGAGTCCATCTTCTGAAGAACTTCAGCAACAGCGGCAAGTGCAAGGTTAGTACCTTCCATTTGTTTTTCGATGCGTTCTGTTACATCTGCCATAAAACCATACCTCCATGAGATAAATTAATTTTTTATCCATTCTGAAGGTTGGTCTGAGCCACCTCCGACCTCCATAATAGAACTAAATATAACGTTATATTTTAACGTCAATATATTATACTCATTTAACTTGAAAATCCTATCCATGTAGTTAAAATTATATGGTTTATAATATATTTATGATTTTTCTGGGGGATTCTGAAGGCCATTAGCATCTAAATGAAGCATCTCATTTCTAAAATCATAAAGAGGTACTTGTATAAGTTTTTTTAATTTCTCTATTTGATTGCCTTCCGGCATTGAGGCTTCAACTAAATCCAAGACTTTACCTACCATTCTACTATGTCTTGCTACTATGTATTCTTGTGTTGGTGTTACTTTACTTACATCTACCATTATTTCCTCCGGGTTTAAGAAACTAGTTTAAGTCTCTAACTTGTTTCTGGTTTTTTTATTATAAGATTTCTAGGTAATATTTTTCTTGCCAAACTATCTTCACCCTTAAACACAAGCTTCCAAGCTTTTTGCATCCATTTATTAGCTCTGGGTTTTATTGATGTTTGGTCTATTGATACCCATGTGTTATTTACTTGTACTGGTTTATAATACTTCTTATAAGTTTTACGATGTTCACTTACGGTAGTTCCATCTTTTCTTTTATAAGACCTTGTATAACGACTCCAAGGATATTCACCCGTTGCTTCAAGGTCTGCGGGTTCCATTTGTTCACCTTCATGTATTGAATACGCATATGGGGCAGCATATTTAATATTAAAAGCCTCTCCTGTAGCGTAATTAATTTCGCTTGATAAAGTTGCGCTATCTCTTAAATTACCACTGCGTGTAGGTGTAAACGCTTTTCCGGTAGTGTATGTAAATCTACCTAATTGCTTAAAATAAGCTTTTTCTAACATACGCACCTCAGCTTCAAATATATCAAGCATCTCTCGTGTGAAAGGTTCATTTAAGAATTTACTTCTAAAAACATCTTTTTTACTTCTACGCTTAGGCATAATATTTATTATACTTAAAAACTTCAGTTACTCTGGAATTAAAGAAGACCATGTATTTGGCACATTGTCATTAAACTTCTTTTTACTACGGTCGTATCTGTTTAAATAAATAATTTCTTTGCCTATATATCCATACTTAGGATGGAAATATAAAGCTAATTGTTTAGGTTTAGTGGCTGCGTGAAGTCTTTGTAACGCAAATTCATCCGGACCTTTCATACATCCTGCGATATGAAGGGACCCAGTTCCTATATCAATCTCATCCACACGATGGAAATGTCCAATAATAGCAGAATCAAATTGTACTACCTTATTAAAAGGATTTTGATTACCCACCTCACTATTAACATTCTTTTGATATTGTAAAACTCCTCGCAAAGCAGTTATTGCTCTTGCAATGGACATATTACTACCAGCCCCAGAAATACTATCTCCGTGCATAATTAATATTGTATTGTTATATATGGAAAAGGTGTTTATAAAGCTTTTAGGGATGTCAAAGATTAAATTCTTTTGGTTTTTACAAAAAACACTTACCCATTGATACATCATAAAGTCCCAGTCCATATACTTATCCTTCATAGGAGGCTTCCTAGTCATTCGACCATGA